AAAGATTCTGCTATACAAGTTGACACAATACACATGGATAAGGTACAATTAGATAAAATGCTATTCATAATGGATAGATTAAGAGAAGGGATTAACGATGATAGTAGGGGTTCAGGGAACTAGTAGTTTTGATAACTACCAGATTTTTCTTAGATCTATGGCCGTTGCCCTTTCTGAGTTATTGGAGGAAGACAAAAACTTTCATATATACTCTGCAGGACCAAACAACATTAATATGATGGCTATGGAATTTTCAAATCTATCTGAAAAAGGAATGAAGTTAAGGGGCAAGTCTATTAAGTTCATCAAGGTAACACCTCAATGGATAGAAGAAAACATATCAGAACTTGACCACTTTGTATTTTTGTCTAATCCAAAAGAGCCAGTGTCAAAAACAGTTCATGTATCAAAACTAAACAATATCAATACAAACGTATACAATTTCTAGTTGTTGACAAACAGTGTAATATATGTTAGAATTTAGTATGCTTAAAAAGTGCTTTAGCACACAAACAGAATGGAAAGATTATGAAATTAGTTAATTCTTTAGACGCTATGGAATCAATAGTTAACAAGAATAGGCAACTATCCTGGGATGGTTGGACAGTGGTTGAGATGTTTCCTTCAGAAAAAGCCTACTACTCAAAGTTTGGTATCTATAAAAACAACAAGTGGCAAATGAAAAAAGAGTTTATTCCTTCTAACAAAGGATGGGAAATCCCTGATAAGTATGTGATCTAAGTGAATAAATTTAAATGGAAAGATGATGCAGTCTGCTTAGACTATGATACAAATTTATTCTTTGAAAAGTATGAAGATGACGAACCACTAAGACCAGCAATTGATGCACTATGCTCTTCCTGCCCAGTAAGAAAAGAATGTTTTTCTGTTGGTATTTCGGGTAAAGAGTGGGGGGTATGGGGTGGTGTATACTTGGAGAATGGTGAAATATCAAAAGAGTTTTCTAGCCATAAAACAAAAACTGATTGGGGAACAACATGGCAGTCCCTAACTATGGAGTAATATGTATACAGACAAAATGAGAATGGCCTTTCACTCATTGCAGTGTCCCAAGGGTTTTTCTCTACAAATAGTAGACAATGATCACTTTATAACGGTCAAAGCAAAAGAAAAAGATTTTATGTCTTTAGAAACAGTTGAACTTAAAAAGCAGGCTGTAGAATATATGATACGTGTAAAGAAGGCGTTAGAAGATAATGGCGCTATAGTTTTATTAGTTCGTGAGGGTGGAAAAGAGATTTGAAAAATATAGTTGTAGTAGGTGGTGGCACAGCAGGATGGTTAACAGCCCTTGCTGCACAAAAAAGATACCCCGAACACTTAATTACTGTAATAGAAAGCACAGAAATAGGAATTCTTGGAGCAGGAGAAGCATCAACAGTATCTCTTATTGGATTTTTAAAATATTTAGATATACCAATTGAAGAACTGATAAAAGAAACAAAGTCAACAGTAAAAGTAGCAATTAAGTTTAATAATTTTAATAAAGATGATGAGAGTTATTACCATGAGTTTGCTATTAATAAGTTTAATCCAAAAACAAACAAACTTTATTTAAATAATAAAGATGGCAAGATTTATCCCGTATTGCATCTTTATTGTATGTCACAAAATTTACCAGAAAAAGAATATAAATTAAGTGCTATGGCTTTAGATTCAAATAATTTGCCATTTGTAAGTAAAAATGAAGATCCACTAAATATATCAGACTTTGATATATATAACACGTATGGAATACATTTTGATGCTAGAGAAATGGCTAAGTTTTTATCAAAAATTGCAATAGATCGTGGAGCAATTCACATAGATTCAGTAGTAGATAATTTTATTCAAGATAGTGATGGAAACATAGAAAATATTGAATTAGCCAATGGTTTGACAATCAGTACAGATTTTATTTTTGACTGCACTGGCTTTTATAGAGTAATAAATAAAAAAGTTTTTAACACAGAATGGGTAAGTTTTTCAAATAATTTACCAGCCAAAAGAGCAGTACCATTTTTTCTTGATATTGATAAAGATGAGGTCCCAGCGTATACTGAGTCAACCGCTATGAACTATGGCTGGATGTGGAAGATCCCATTACAGCATAGATACGGATGTGGTTATGTTTTTGACTCTAACTACATAACTGATGAGCAGGCAATATTAGAAATTGAAGAAAAACTAGGGCATAAGATTAAGTCTCCAAAAACATTTAGTTTTGAACCAGGCTACTACAAGACGATATGGAATAAAAATACTATAGCAGTAGGTCTTTCAGCAGGGTTTGTTGAACCTTTAGAGGCAACATCAATTATGCAGTCTGTAGAAACTCTTAATCTTATTTTTAAAAATGATCATGATATCTTTGATCCAAAAGATTTAGCAAAAACTCTTAATGAAAAGTATTCTTCTGATTGTGAAGAAATTCGTGATTTTTTATACCTGCACTATATGACAAACAAAACTAATACAGACTTCTGGGCTAATTTTACTAAAAACAATACAATGCCAGAAAGTCTTAAGAATACTCTTGAAATCCTCAGCACTGTAAACTATGTTGAACTAGATATGTATTATTTTAGTAAGATAGGTTATTATATTATTATGTATGGAAATAAGATATTAGATAAAGAGTTTTTAAAAGAAGTTAAAGATGTTTTTGAATCAGAAAAAGATAAAATAGAAAAAATTAATAAAAATAAAAAACACTTGTCAAGCAGTTTTGTTAATCATTATAAATTTATTAAAAAAATGGGTGGGTTTAATGAATAAGATAAAAGTTTTGTTTTCTGTTTTATCAAAAATGAAAAAGAGATCTTACTGGAATAAGGCAAACATTGTAGAGTTTTTTGCTTTCATGACTAAGGTAGTTATTATTGTTCCTGGCTTATTATTTGGAGTACAGCGTTGGTGGCTATATATATTTGCATTAGTATCTAGTTTAGCCTTGATATGGACTTCAACGGTAAAGACACTACCAACAATTATAATATTTAATATCATATGGACAACACTTGCTATAACTGCTATACTTAAGTATTGGTTATAGGGAAGGTTTAAAAAAATATGATTCAATTAATTTTTATATGTATGCTGTCGTTTCTGACATTGCTTTTTTTGTCCCTGTATGTATTGCAAAAAAGGGCTAACAAAACTCTTATTGCTAAGACCTTAGAAACTTTATTACTGCAGCAATTAAGCAGGAGCACAAGCAAAACAGAAAAAGAGTATGCAGATGAGGCATTTTTAAAATTTGTTTCAGATTCTCGTGACTGGGCATATCAGTACATAGATGAGGCTCAAGAGGGTATAAATAAGTTTATTACTGATGTTGAGCCTGAAATAGCATACTTTGATGAGTATGGCATAGCAAGTTCGGCCTATCCGCACTATCATTCTATGAAGAAAATATCAGGGGCTTACAAAGAATTAAAGAAACTTCTTCCAGATGACTATGGTAAAATAGATACATGATAACAAACCCTTCCGAAAAAGACGAAATCTATTTAGCAAATGTTGAAAAAATAGGAAACTCTACAGACAATATTCAGTATATAGAAGATGTACTGTCTAAAGAAGAGCACGAAGTTTTGCTTGAGTATGTAAAAAATGCTGAATCTTGGAAAGAGCAACCGTGGAAGTCTGTAACTATTGAATCAGAAGATTTGCCTGAAGAAATTCTTGAAATACTAAACAAAGCATCTGAACTTGTTTACAAAAAAATTACAGATTTTTATAATGTATCTGTAAATCCTCACCGTCAATCAAAACTACATGTAGTTAAATTTGTAAAAGGTTTTTGTTTGTTCCCACATGTAGACACGCTATCATCAGAAGGGAATCACATTGCATCAGTATACTATATTAATGATGACTATACTGGTGGAGAAATTGATTTTCCAGATCATAATTTAACAATTAAACCAAAGGCTAATAGCCTTATAATATTTCCTGGAAATGAAAACTATGTTCATGGAGTCAATAAAATTATTGACAATGACAGATATAGTTCTGCCATGTGGTTTCAGTTCACTGGCTCTACTTTTGATAAACAGGGAGAATGGTATAATTAGAACATGACAATACTTAACTTAGAAAATTCTGTAAATAATATACAGATTACGGAAAACATTCTCTCTAAAGAGGAGCACAAAAAAATACTTGATTATGTAGAAATTGTTGACGATTGGCACACACAGCCATGGGGAGTTAAAACTCTTTCACCAGCGAAACAAACATTCCAAATTGTTATTTTGTTAGACAAAGTTTTTATGCTTGCTCACAAAAAATGTATAAACTTTTATGGTGCAGACCTTTATGACTTTAACAGAGGATCAATTCCTTTGATTAAATTTGAAAAAAATTATAAGATGAACGAGCATGCAGACACTACTGGAGATTTTGCAGCATTGTATTATATCAATGATGACTATGGTGGCGGAGAAATAAACTTTATGGACTTTGGTTTAAAAATTAAGCCCAAGGCTAATAGTTTAATTACATTTCCTAGCAACTCTAACTATTGGCATGAAGTGCTTGAAAATACTGAAAAAGAAAGATACTCTGCTACTACATGGTTTAAATTTTCTGGGTCTAGTCTAGAAAGACCAGAACTAGGTCTAATCAGATGAAAGATGTAATACTATCAATACTAACAGGTTTTGGATGTGGCGTAGTATTTGCTGCATTCAAATTGCCAGTACCAGCACCACCAGTTTTTGCGGGAGTCGCAGGAATTATTGGTTTATGGATTGGTTTTACAGTACTAACAAAAGTTATATCCTAGGAGGAATAATATGAACACAACACAACTAAAGGCAATGCTTGCATCATACGGACGATCAGTTCTTGGTGCTGCAATTGCACTATACGCTTCAGGCGTAACAGATCCAAAGACACTTGCTTATTCATTGCTTGGAGCCATCGTGCCCGTTGCAATCAGAGCAGTCAACCCTAACGACAAGGCATTCGGCAAGTTGCCAGATGCTAAGGAAGTTGAAGTAGCACTCAAGACTGCCAAGGTAGTTAAGAGACCAGCAGCAAAGAAAGCAGCAGTAAAAAAGAAGTAGTATAATAGATACTATTCCGCTTGAGACTTTAAAAAGTTTTACAACGGATGCTCCCTTGATGGGAGAGTTGGCAGGAGTTGAACCTTCGTGGCCTATAGACCTGAGCAGTCGTCTATAAACTGCTCATTCTATATGATATAATTTAACATATGAGTAAAATTACAAAAAATGACTTAGTCCTGGCAACAGAACAAAAAAAAATTCATGTATCAAGAAATTTTCTTAGAAAGCCCCCTTCCTGGTCAGATATAGGGAAGATATATGATTTAGATAAAGAAATAGTGTATATTTCTTTTGGAATATTTCAAGTAGAAGAAAAAGAAATTATCCTTAATTATTACAAAGAGGTAATAGATAGTATTAATAAAATTTATGAAGGACGACCTCTTTTTGGAATGATCATAGTAGATTTTATAAATAGAAATAATAACATTATTAGTGATCCTGATTGTTCAAATCTGTTTCTTCGGTTTAGTGAAAAGAACCCTTTAAAATTTACAAAATATATTACCGTTGAAGACTATGGCATAGATGGAGGGGATTGGGAACCCAAGGTGCATTTTGGTACAGAAAATAGATTTTTTGTTCAAGGTGGAGGTCAAACCCTGTGGAGACTTTTTGATGATTCAAATAATTTGACCGATGCAATTATATTAAACCCAGGAGATCTGGCTTTTATTCCAAAAGGATTGCTACACAGTGTTGAGTCTTTAAGTCCAAAACACTCAATGAGCATAGTCTTTTCTGATGAACCTGTAATATAAACTGCTCATTTATTATGCTACAATTTAATTGTCCCACACAGGACCTTAGTGATGGATTAGTTACCCATTGGATAGAGACCGTGGCGCAAGTCAGGTGAATTGCCTGTGTGGGGCCTTAATATTTTCACGGTATAATGATAACAATGACTG